AAATGGCTTTGGACTGCGACACAACAGTAGCGCCGGTATTGCGGATAGTGCCAGCAGTTGTGCCAGTGGTGTTTTTAACCGTGCCAAGCAGCCAAGGGCCGAGGTGAGTTGCGAATCCCATGATAATTCCTTACATACAAGTGAAGTGCATCAATCGGTATGTCGTCTGCCGGGACAGTTTGATGCACCGGAAAGCCCGGAATGACTGCAATATATCACAGTTTTAAATAGGTGTGCAAATAAAAAAGGCTCCCGAAGGAGCCCTCTTTAACAAACCCTAAAGTTTAAGATGCGCCTGGAGAGGCGAACATTCCCAGAGGGTCAGAGAAGCCGAAGCTGTAGCGCTCACGAGCTTTGTAACGGACATTGCCGGTATCAAAGTCGCCGTCCATACCAGTGGACAGAGGAGTACGAACAAAGTGCTTCATGCCATTTGGAACGTCGGTGCAAAGGAACCATGCGTTCGTATCGGTCAAGAAGTGGTTGATCGTGTAACCGCCAGGGATTGAGCCGTTGTTCTTCAAAGCGTTGATATCATTATCAGTGGTGCCGACACGGAGTTCGGTTTCCAACAGACGAGTAGCAACGAATTGCAGAGCAGGCGGAACAATCAGCTTCTTTGGCTTGGAGGCGATCAACAAGCCACGCTCGTCCGTCCACAGAGAGATTTGAATAACTGCGTTTTCCAACGAAGTTTCATTCAAGTCAGCTGCGGTAGCAGGAGTGTTGCTATTGGTAGCACCAGACACCAGTGGGTGAGCCGTGTTAAACAACGATACGCCGTCGCCGCCTGGGAAGGCAGACGAAAAGCCGTTATTCAATACAGCAGCAGCTTTAACCTGCTTGGTGTATGCCATAGCACGAGCCAGACCTTTGGTGTAACGAGCGGACAAGCTGTCATACAGATTGTCTTCAATTGCCTCTTCCGTCAGGGAGAAGCCCAAAGCAATGGTTTCGTGGTTGTAGCGGGCGGTCCAAGCTTCTTGAGCATTGTCATAAGCGATGGCAGAGCCCTCGTTCTTAACAGGTGCAGCAGAGAAGCCAGACAGTTTTGTTTCCTCTTCAAAAGAACGCTCAGAAGTCTCGGTTTCGTAGATTTCAGTGTGTTCTTGTTCGTAGGTTTTATACTGCAGACCAAACAAGGCGTTAAGACCAGGAAGCAACTCTTTAAGTAGCTGTGCGCGTGAAATAGCCATTTTAAGTTACTCCTTATGCTACATAGTAGCGGTGAGCGCCAAAGTTCAGTTTAACCAGAACTTCAGGGCTTTGAACCAACACAACAGTGCCAGCAACTTGGGTCGTAACCGCAGTAACCGTCAGGGTCGTGCTACCAGTGGTAGTTACAGTCGATGCAGCACTTAGCGTAGAGCCAGTAAATTGCAGTTGACCGTTTACCAAGTTAAACACATCTGTACCAACAGGCAGGAAAGTACCCACAGCCAGACCAGATACAACAACAGAAGTTGCCGAAGCAGCGCCGCCAGACACATAAGTGCAGGAAGTGTTGATTTGGGTATCAGGAACCAGATTGAGGATACGGAAGCCGCCGCCAGAAGTTGTAGCCGAAGCTGCAACAACAGCACCTGCACCGTTACCAGTGGAAACAGAACCAGTCAGGGTGTTACCAGCCATGTTCACGCCGACCAGAATCGACGAAGCCGAGCCAATGGTGGTAGAAGAAGCGCCAGTAGTAACCGCGCAACGGATTACTTGGTCGGGATCATCGCCAATGATTGCAGTGATATCACCAGCAGTTACGCTGCCAGGATAGTACTGAGCAAATTGACGTTGCTTAGTGGTTGGGTTGGTGTAATAGCAGCCCAGGAACACGCCAACAGTAGTGTTGGTTGTGCTAACAGGGTAAGTTGCAATCACAACATAACCAGCCGAGAGAGTGACTAGGTCACCATAGTACATAGCGGTACCGTAGTTGTACTGGACCGGTAGATTCCGGGTAGATCCAGCAAACACCTGACCGCCGATCAGGTTTACGGGTTTGTAACCGTAAGCTGCCGAGACAGTTGGATAAGCCATTTAAGGACTCCTAAAAATTAAATACCTTTTCCAAAGCTACTCGTAGATTTACTCTCTCTAAAGAGAGGCATCCGCGCATCGCTTTGACGCATAAGAGTATTGTCTACGGCCTCCATCTGAGCTAAATTTTGTCGTTCAAAGTAAGTATTACGTTGTTCAACAAACTCATTTGGAGTCTTGCAAAGCAATAACCCGCCAATCTCAATGTTGTCTTTAAATCGACTTGATGGATCAGCTAACAGTTTAAATCTGGGTTGCTCTTCTAATGAAACAGGCTCCCAATGCTCACGGAGTTTGGCCGAGAGATTGCGGGGATCTGCTTGGTTCAAAGTTGAAACACGCACCCAACGATATTTGTACCCAGGTTGCTTGTCTGGTTCAGGAAGTAATTCAGCCGGTGCCCACTGCTTTGGGCGCTCAGTCATCAGTCGTTCCTCAAGCTCACGCGGTTTTCTGTTTTCAGCCATTTGCGGCCTCCAATTTGATTTTTTCCGCAGCAAATTGCTCCGGTGTTAAGTTAAACTTCTTTGCCAAGTTGAGTTCACCGGGGGTTAACCTAACTCGTTTTGCGGACGTAGTCCGTGTAGCCGGTGCAACCACCGAGCTTTTCCGGCTGGGCCGGTCATCTTGTTCCTCTGCGCTCTCAAATCTCTCTGGGAAGCGCTTACGGATTGTTGTATTTAGCCGATTGTAATACTCTTGTGAAGAGATCCTGACTCCTTCGCGCCGCATCTTCTCGTGAAGACCCAGGGCCAAGCTAGTCATTTCCTCATCTTCCCCAAACCAAGGGTTTTCTTGTTGCCAAGCAACCGCTGAAGGATCTTTTGAAGCCTCTTGAGTACGGGGTTGAGGCGTTTTTACCACAGTTTCTTCATCTTCAACAGGCTGTGGCCGGAAATTTCTTACTTTATCAACCTTAAGTGTTGCTTCAGTAAGACGCTCTTGGGCCTCCATTACCTTATCGGTATCACCTGAGTCATAGGCTTCCCGATAGGCTTTCTTGGCAGAATCAAGCTCCATTTCCACAGTCTTGGTGACCGAAAGAAGCACATTTTTTTCGCTGCTATTCAGGTTGGACTTGAGTCTTTTGTTCTCATCCATTAGCCGTTTAGCAAATTCAACAGCCTCGTTTTGCTCACGCACAGCCGTTTCTTTTTCCCTGCGCTCGTCATGCGCAAGCTTCTTCATCTGGAGAAGTTTCTTTTTAACTTTGGTAGAGTAATCCTCTAGCTCATCGTTATAAAGATCTTCCTTAATCTTCTCAGGTAAGGGGGTTTTATTGCGATCTTCAGCAGGAGTTTTATCTTCTACCTCAACGATGATTTCATCGTCAAGATCTTTGGTTTCATCCTGCTCATCAGGAAATTTGTAATCAGACATATTGGCTCCTTATTTGCGGCGGATACCGCGTGGATCTTCAACTACACCCTCAACTGAGTCGTCGTTAATTACACGAAACTCTTTGCCGTGAATGATTAGCCGGGTTCCTGCGTGTGGTCTAACCAGGATAAAGTCGCCTGCTTTGCAGTATGGGCCAGAGGGAAATCGGGATGCATCTTTGTAGCAATCCGGTCCTAGGTCCACAACGAACAATACCGTTGTTAGTAGCTCTTCGTTACGAATGGCTTCATCAGATTTAAGTAATCCAAGTTCACTTTCGTATTCTTTTTCCACTTCTGGAATTGCGCACAAAATGCGGTAGCCAGCCGGCTTTGGTAGCTGCTTAGCTTTTTGTTCTGGGACCTTGTTCAGTATCTGAGATAAGTCCACAGCTTTAATTAAGTCTACTTCACTCATCGTCATGGGTTTTCAATCTTTCTTGTAGGTCTGAGATAAATAAACGCGCAGTGAGCAGACCTTTAACCTCGCCACACGCCTTCTTGTACTCCGCATAATCACTAGCGTTTCCATCCGCTAGAGACTCTTGGAGTTGGGATACTTTGTCATCTATCTTTTTAAATAGATGTTGTAGATAGTTGTCAATCATTGTTTACGTCCAATAATGTTACTTATCATTCGTTGCTGCTCTAATTTATTATTAGCATCTAACGTTTGCTGGGATTTTGCTGCATCAACTTGAATCCTGGTCATGTCAATTTGCTTTTGAGTTTGAATGCGCTCACGTTCAATCTGTTGCTGAGAAGCTTTTAGCTGAGCATCAGTCTGGTCTTTCTGTTGTTTGCGTTGTTGTTCCGCACCCTTAATCTGCATCTCTTGCTGTTGGATTTGTACAAGTGGATCTTGAGCCATCTGTTGATTTTGGGCTTGTTGAGCTTCAGCAGTATTTGCTTGCAGGACTTGTGCGCTTGCTTGGGCAACCAGCCGCGATAGCTGGACTTCAACATCATCTGGTAATGGCTCATTAGGCGGCGGCAGAGGCACACCCATTTGCTTCTCTATCATCGTGCGATAGTGGAAACCAAGGTGGTCTGCAATGTGAGATTGCAATGCAGCCATGATCATATTGGCTTGAGGATTCTGGCCGATGGTCTTCATCACAAGAGGATCTTGCATGAACATTTGGTGCGCTGCAATATGAGCCTGCTGGTCCTGAGTGATAAACGCCTTAAGCGGCTTACCATTCAGCGCATTCATGTTCTCACTAATAGGATCAATGGGCATCTCATCATCAGGAAGAGGAACTAATTTCTCTGCGTTCTTAATTCCCAGTACATCTAGCATCTGTCGATGAAGCTGCGGTAGGTCATATATCTGCGGAGCTTGCTGAGCCAGTTGAATGACCGCCTGATACTGCACAATCTTTTGCGCCATCGTTGCGGCATTGGGGTCAGAGACAGGTATAACTGTAACTAAGTCATAGTCAGATTTCTTGGCTTTGGGTGAGCCTTCTTCTGGCTCATAGTTGTATTCATCAGGGGTGTAGTCCCTGATAATGTCGCGCAACAATATTAGCTCTTGCTTAAACGAGTAATGAATACGCGCCTGAACAGCAGTCATTACTTTTAATTGGCGCTCAAGGATAGCTAGGGTAGTGCCGACGGGAGAGTTGGCAGACATGTCTGCAACTTTTATGTCAGCAGCGGACGCAAACTTACGACCTTCATCAACGATCTTGTCAAGGAGCATTGCCAGCACTTGGCTTGGTTCCTTGTAAGGAAGAGCCATGATGTTCTCAGAAATAGTCCCGCTCGGTACGTCAACATCCCTCCACTCGGCTGGTCCGATAGGTGTATCGTCGCCCTTTACACGAAGACCGCGTGTCTTAAAGCCTCCTGGCAGGTTTGCAAGCGTACCGGCGTCTACTAATTGACGAAGAATGGATGTCCCAGACTTGGCAAATGCTCCAATAAGGTGGATAAGGCCAAAACAATAGAAACCAAAGCCAGGGATATAGCCGTAATGAACAAAATGCTGGCGTTTTGCCTTTAACTTATCGTCTTGGTTCCAATTTCGACGGATAGCCAGACACTTATTGCTGCCTTTTTCAATCGTAACGATATAAGGTAGGGCAATTCCAGTCTCCTCTCCGTGTTTGTCGGTATCTTCAAACCCTTCAAGGTCCAAATTTACATTCATCTCAAGGATTTTGTAGCGATCATCCGTCTGGGCGCGGAATCCCATCTTCTCGGCTATCTTTTTCTCTACTTCATCAATGGTATTGTCGGGTTCACCCAAGTCAATGTCAGCATAAAAGCCGGCAACTTGTAGTTTGCGCAGTTCATTTTCTGTTTTGCGCATGATGTGCGTAACGCGAGGGGACGTTTGCAGGTCCGACGCACCGTATGGGACCACAAGGTCTTCAGCCGTAACAAAAATAGATGTCTGGCGGTCTAAACTTGGATCAAAGTACACCTTCTTAAAGGCATTACCAGCCAGACCCAAGCCCCACAACATGCGCTCATGCTCAGGGCGGAACTCTGTCATTACATCCGTTAACTCATAGTTCATGTCAGCAGCCACACGGGTCGCGGCTTGCTTCTTTTGAGGAGTTTCTTTGCCGATAATTTGCGTCTTCACCGGGCCTGCAGCCGGGAAAGTACTCATCATTACTTCGGCCTG